CTATTATGAAACAAGTTAGGATACATATATGCTTTTTCAAAAGTTATTGGAGCAGTTGTAGAATCTGCATCAATATAATATACTCCGCTAATCATTGATCCTGCGTGTCCGTGACTTACAATATCTGCACTGCCTGCTCCTGCATCAATTTTATTAATCCAACTTGCTTGTATTTCAAAATTAATATGATCTTCAATGTCTAGTACTTCGTGAGCAAAATAATCAATAGATTGTTGTATTAATATTTTAAGTTTTTTAAGTTTTTTATTGTGTAGTATATGCATGCCTTGTTTATGTTGGGGCAAATGATCGTCTGTTCCGTCGTGGCCTACTGCTTGTAGAGGATATTGTAAGTTTTTAACCCATGCCATAGTAATAACATCAAGGGGGCCAATATTACTTTTAAATAACGGAACAGAAAATAAAGGAATAACTTGATGATTCATAGCTTTATCTGCGATGTTCCAGCGCCGACGTGTCCTCTAGCAAATAAGTTAAATGCTAAACTATAACGTTCGCTTTGTGTTTCATTAGCAGTAACCATATGTTCACAATGTGACGGAAATATAATAAGGTCGCCGGATTTTGGTTTATGTGCAATAGTATCCATATTATACTGATTCATCGAATCTTGTTTAAACTCAACTCGAACAGTGTCATGAAATAAATTGTAGTAACTGTGCGAGCGCCTAAACAAAATATCGCCTGCACCTGGTTCATTTTGAATATAGTATACTGCACTTAACATTGCATTTGAATGCCAGTGTAGGGTATTGTTTTCACCTTGCTTGTGTCGGTTTATCCAGCTATTTTGTATTTCAAAATTAACACCGTCTTCAACACCCAATTCTTGATGTACAAAAAAATCACATGCTGACTTAATTTGGGCTTTTAATGTTTTAAGTTTAGGACGTTCTAGTATATACTTGTCATCAGTGTGATCATGCCCCGATGCTTCGTGTGGATAATCTAAGTTTCTAATCCAAGCCATTGTAATTGGATCAGGCTTGCCTATGTTTGTTTTGAATAGTGGAACAGACCACATTGGAGTTGTTATATATTGCATTGTTACATTATATAACGATTCTTCTCCAATGTCAAGTCTTTTTTTGAATTAGCCGATAGTAAATCCGTAACCAGTACCGCCTGCCATTGCCATTGATACTTCGTTCTCTAGTTTTTCCATTTCAGCTTGTGCTTCTGCTTTAAGGGTATCACCGTTAAGTTGTGACCCGCCTTGTGGTCCTGCAATCGTAGCAAACTTTGATCGAGCTTCACCTAACATGAATTTACATGTAGCAAGTGTATAACTTTTAATCCAATCAATTGCCATATAGTCCGAAAACAAAGATTCGTCCGGACGATAGTTGTAGCAGTACAACATTAATGTTTCTTCTGCTCTTGGACGTTGTAACATTGTTAGTTGCTTTGAAACACTGTTCCAATTGAACTCAATAAACGACCCAAACATTCTTCCAACTAGTTCTTGGTACTGACTAAACATATCATATGTTGCTAGTCCTCCCATATTAGAACCAGAAAGCAAATATGTATTTGTGTATGCTAAGTTAAACGGTTCAAATATACTACCGCCATCTCCGCCACCGCTTCTTGATCCTACACTTCTGCGGAATATTGTTCTTACTTCCATTACTTCGTTTGGAAGTGTGTATGTATTTTGATCTACAATAGTCGGCATAAACAAGTACGATTCTTCTGCAGAATGGTCACTTCTTTGACGATACCGGGTAAGTGCTTTTGTTAGTGCAGTTTCATAATGTACAGGGTCAAGTTCGACATCTACCATTCCGCCACCTAACATAGCATATACATAGTCAAAAATTTCTTGTTTCTTTGTAGTTGTGTTTGCCATATTTAAAATCTCTCCATTAGTATTTATCGTTACGCTGACGTTACGATAAATATGTATAATAATAGGAGAACCAATTTGCCCAGATTGTCGTTATACAAACCAGAAAAGGGCAAGGATTATTCGTTTTTAGACAGACAAATCCTTGAAATGTTTACAATAGGCGGAACTGATGTATTTGTTCACAAGTACCTTGGACCTAACAATCCATTGGCTGCTGACGCAACTGCTGACCAACCTACGTATGCAGGCGGAGTATCGGCCTCTAATATTCAAGATATGTTGTTTTTAGAAAATAGAGATAGAAAATACGATACTTCTATATACGAGATGCGCGGCATTTATAATATACAAGATATAGATTTTGATCTAAGTGCATTTGGTATGTTCTTGCAAAATGATACAGTGTTTATGACAGTACATATTAATAGCAGTGTTAAGACACTTGGCAGAAAGCCTATGAACGGCGATGTAATTGAGTTGCCGCATTTGAAAGATGAATATGCACTTGATAACAATACAATGGCACTTAAAAGATTTTATGTTATAGATGATATTAACAGAGCCGCAGAAGGATTTAGTCCTACTTGGTATCCGCACTTATATAGATTAAAATTAAAGTCGTTAGTAGACAGTCAAGAGTTTAAAGAAGTATTAGATTTACCTGCGGAAGAAGGTTCTGATACTACACTACGAGATTTACTTTCAACATACGAAACAGAAATGCAAATTAACAATGCTGTTGTTGCTCAAGCAGAATCAGATGCCGCAAAGAGCGGATTTGATATTAGTCATTATTATACGTTAGCTACTAATGCAGACGGAAGTGTTGCATTGCAAACAGCTGACGAAACAGATTTAGATGCAAGTAACATTAGCCTAAGCGCAGATGAAATTGCTGATAGACCAAATAGAGCCGGTTATCAAGGATACTTGCTAGGTACTGGAGAATCACCAAATGGCGCGGCGTTTGGTCAAGGCATTGGATTCCCTGCAACTAGAGAAGACGGTGATTACTTTTTAAGGACAGACATGAGCCCAAAACGTTTATTTAAATATGATGGTACTAGGTGGCTTAAAGTACAAGACGATGTTCGTGTTACACTATCTAACACAACTGATCGCAATACACAAAAAGGTACGTTTGTTAACAATACAGCTACTAGTCAGATAGCTGGAGAAACAATAACAGAGCGTCAAGGCTTATCGAAAGCACTTAGACCAAAGGCGGATAATTAATGTCTCAACACTTTTATGACGGACAAGTAAGACGATACATTACACAACTAGTAAGGATGATGAGCAATTTTGCTTATAAAGACGGTGCAGGTGCAGAAGTAGTTGTTCCTGTCATGTATGGTGACTTAACTAGACAAGTAGCAAGTATTATCAAAGGTAACTCAGAAAATAAAATACCTAGTGCTCCTAGAATGGCTGTATATATTACAGCATTAGCAATTGACAGAGATCGCACAAGTGATTCGAGTTATGTGAGCAAAGTTAATGTTAGAGAAAAAGCATACGATGAATCTGGGAAGGAATATTTAAATTACGAAGGTAAGAATTATACAGTTGAACGACTAATGCCAACACCGTATACACTTACAGTTAATGTGGATATATGGACAACGAATACTGATCAAAAGTTACAGTTACTTGAACAAATTTTAATGTTGTTTAACCCAAGTTTAGAAATACAAACAACAGACAACTATATTGACTGGACTAGTTTAACAACTGTTACACTAGATAATGTAAACTTTAGTTCTAGAACAGTTCCAGTTGGTGTTGACGACTCAATTGATGTCGCTACATTAACCTTTGTAACTCCAATATGGATCTCACCTCCAGTTAAAGTTAAACGGCTAGGTGTAATTACAAATATTATTACAAGCATGTTTGACGAAGCACAAGGTACTATTGAACTAGGATTAACAGTTCCAGAACTTAATGCGTTTGATGACGCTAGTGTTGCTGGTGCGCTTGATAAGAACGGTGGCAGAACTGTGCAAACAACTAATAATTCAATAACACAAACAACTAACTATATGGGTTATGATGCATATGTAGACGGTAGTATTGTAAAATTATTAGATAAAGGAACAATTGGACAAACTAGTTGGAGGAATGTACTAGACTCGCATCCGGGATCATA